CCAGGGGTACTTAAGAAGTGCTTTGAAGATTTCGCTTGCCTCCTCAGAGGGGACAAACCCTGGATAATAAAACGAGTCTTCGCCGAACGACTGCATGGTGATCGGCGAAGAATTGAAGTTGTGGATGCCCTCGAAAAAAAAACTACGCCTTACTTCTTACGCGTCGTGTAGGTCAAGGCAAATGTGCCCAAGGTAAACCACATTAAATTGATCGTATCTCCTCCCGTGTTCACTGCCCAGCGCAGCGCTACGCAGTGAGGACCAGGCGCCACTAGCGGAGACAACAGAAAGCCCTGAAGCGTCCAGGGCGTGCAAAAGGTCGTGTACAGATGAGACGCCGCGTAATGAAGACCAATCCACATAACATAGAAGCATGCTCCATTCACGAATGGGTTCATCCAAATGTACCCCAATACGGCTGAGGCGGCAACTTCAATTTTTTTTTCTTTTCGTACGGAGTGAGCTGCGGCATGTTTCTCGCGTCCACGCTGCGCTTTAAAATCAGCGCGCTGCTCGACGCGGCGCCTTGCTTCGAAAAGTTCACGTTGTTAGGCTTGTAGACTGATAAATTGGCAGGGCAGCGCGGCTGGAGCGAATTTTTAGCGTACAGTGAGCTGTTTGCCACTCCGTTTGGGGTTTGCTGTACCGTTTCTGGCCAGATCGGTCCTCGAACGTTGGCATATTCAATACCAGGCGCTTTGTGCAATTCGGCGTTGGTATCGTAGTTCTGCCCGCGAGAGCGTAGGTACGCCTTGGTGTCCGAATAGTACGTTTTGGATAAGTTCGTGGCAGCGGACCTGATGCCCGAGCCGCCACTAAAGCTCATCACATTGCCGTGCTTGGAGCCCACAGGACCGCGACACGTATTGCACCCCTGTTTAAGCATTTTTAGTTGAGGACTGTACTGCACGCACTCGGGGGCCAGTACCTTGCGAAAGATTTGTAGCGGCCGCGCGGCGTACCAATTGCCCGCAAACGTTGTAGGTTGATTCATCTCGTTTTTACTGGCAGTGAACATCAGTTTGGGTCCCCCGTTCATTTGATACTACTTGAATAAAATTTCTTTTCACTAAGGAAATGTGGTGGCTCGTTGCAGCGATTGTGGCCGTGGTTATCTATTCCATGTATTTTCGCGAGGGGCTTGGGGAAGACTCGGTCGGCGGGCAAGAAGAAGACCCCTCAGTGAAAACGCTACTGACCGCCAACGAAAAGGGCATTGAGGATTTAGACGAAAAAGTAAACACCATGCGTACCATGGCGGAATCCGTCACGAGCCTTGAAAATCGAATTCAAGGGCTGGAGTCCAGCCTTCAAAAAATTTCCGACATGTGCGTGAAGTGCACGGCCTAAAAACCGCCGCCTATAGGTATGTGGGGTGTTGTTGCGCTTCTTGTGGTTCTGATATGGTTAGGGCGGCGACGCGAAGGCATGGACGACCCTGCGGATGCCGCAGAAGAACAAAAGGGCAAGTTGTACTATTTACGGGACAAAAAAGTAAAGCGTATCGCCGAAATCGTGTCCCCTGAGATCCTGGACAAGTACAATATCAAAGTTACGGAACTCGAAACCAAAGTGTCCGAACTCGACATGAAAATGAAACAGTTTTTAGAAACCAAACAGGTCAACGATACTATGGGCTATCCTGAAGGAAAAGAATAACTCTCTTACTCCAACATGAACAAATTTACATCGATGAACAAGAACAAGGGGGAAGAGGAAAGCGCCCCGCCCGAGGAAAAAAAAGAAAACAAGGGCTTTAAAGAGTACAAGTACTCGGATTACATTCGCACGCCCGACGCGATGGGCGCCTCCGCGGCGGGAAACTTGACCGCGCTCAGTAACGACGTGAAAGCCATGATTGGCTACGTTGACGTCCTCATCACAGGAAAAGGGCCTGCCCAAACCGTCTCGCCCCTGGGTAACAACTATTTCATGGATACCAACGCGGAATGCAGCGCTAACGGCGCAAAACACCCACGGTTTGTCTTTATCAACAACATCCCTGACGGCAAGCTTCCCATGTTGCCAGGTACCCAAAAAGGATTTCGCGGACTTGTTCCTGGGCTGCTCGAGGGGATTGGGTACATGAAACCCGACAAGTTGTTCAGCGCATTTTCCCAAAAGAATACGTGCCAAAAAGTTACCATGAACGTGCGCGACGAGAACAACGTTTCGTCCACGGAAAGCCGCTATGTAATTGATGCGGATCTCAAGGACTACAACGCGTGTTGGTTCGCCGACCGCCGCAACCCAATTACAGGGGCGGGGTGCGAAGGATTCGCGCAACGCCCGCCTCTCCCCAAGGACCCTATTGTGCAAGTGTACGCGGTCGGTGTCGGCATGCTTCTCATTTACCTCATCTATCGGGCCGTCCAAAAAAAAAATTGACTTAAATAAATAGCTCGGTAGATATGTACCAAGTCAACACAAAATGGCCTCCATGACGAACCAATTCCTGAACGCCTCCGTCGACAGCCTTGTAGCGTCCATCTCGTTGGGCGCACCTAAGGTGAACTCGGCAGGAGGCAAATCCATTGACATCAACAACGCAACTACCAAGAAACCCGTGCTCGTGCGCATGCCCAAGACCAAGTGCTGGGGCATTGACGGCAAGGAGTTCGATGGCAAGAAAAAGTATTCGTTGGGGATCGCGTTTCCCCTAAAGCCGACTGCCGAATCTGATACGATCATCGCAAACTTTCGCGAACTCGACGAGTTCGTCAAGAACCAAGCCATTGCAAACTCAAAGGACTGGTTCAACAAGCCAAAAATGTCCATGGAGGTCGTGGAGGCGCTCTACTCGCCGTGCCTGCGCTACTCCAAGACGGAAACGGGCGAACCCAACTACGAAAAGCCGCCGTCCTTCAACCTCAAGGTGCCGTTTTGGAATGACGGTCGCTGCGACACCGAGGTCTACATGTACGACAACTCGCTACTGTTTCCTAACGGGAACACGCTGATCGAGGAAACCGTGCCGAAAGGATCGTTTATTACCGCTTTGATCCAGTGCGGCGGCATCTGGTTCGCAGGCGGCAAGTTTGGCGTTACCTGGAAACTCAAGCAGGCGTGCATCCAGCCATCCGACTACTTGCCTCGAGGGGTCAACTTGTGCAGCTCAGAAGGCGGGGACCGCTCTACCTCAAGCCGCGCCTCGACCGACTCGGGTCCGATGGGCCCGCCTCCAAGTCTATCGCGCTCTATGACCGACCATGGGGCTGCTGAAGTATCACTCGCAGTGGCAGATTCCGACGAAGAGCGAGATCCTGAAGCAGAGTATGCGACACCGTCAGACGATGCGCCAGTCAAGGGTAAGCGCAAGGTGATCAAGAAATCCGCATAAACCCAACCCATTTTTTTTTATCGGCGCGAGCCGTTCAAGAAACCAAACCCACCCCCGCTCCCGCCTCGGTAGTTGCGGTTGCGACGGGATCGGTGAGATCGGCGAGATCGACTTGACCGACGGCGACGGCTGCGACCACCTCCCGTAAATTTAGTCAGCGTGCTCTTAAGCGAATCTAAAAGGGTCGGCATAATATAACGCATAAGAAAAAAAACAAAAATTGATTTTTTTGTTTTTTTAAACGAGGGCTTTAAATTGTTTTCCGAGATGCCACGTCCTGACTGGACCCTCTTTGCAAAGGAATGTTTGCCTGAGCGGATAGTGGATGACGACGAAACGCTTCTCTGCACGTGCGGGGGCGAAACTCATTTAGACGACGGCGCCAATGTATGCTGCCTGTGCGGCAAAATGCAGCCAACTATCGACATGTCCGCCGAGTGGCGGTATTACGGGGACGAAGGCATGGCCTCAAATCCGACCCGATGCGGCATGCCCATTAATCCTCTGCTGATGGAATCCTCCTTGGGGTGCAAGGTCATGTGCTCAGGCTCCTCCAGTTACGAGATGCGCAAAATACGTCGCTACACGGAATGGCAGTCCATGCCGTACAAGGAAAAGTCGCAGTACGACGAGTTCCAGCACATCACTGCCATGGCCAGTATCGCAGGCATTCCTAAAATGATCATTGACTCGGCATGCCGCTACCACAAACGCATTTCGGAAAAACAAACGTTTCGAGGCGACAACCGCGACGGTATCATAGCGGCCTCCATTTACATTGCCTGCCGCGTGGAAAACTACCCCCGTACCGCGAAAGAAATTGCGCAGATCTTTCACTTGGACTGTACGAGCGCAACCCGAGGCTGCAAAAACGCCATGACCATCCTTAACGAGTTTGATTGTGTCAAGACCAAGTTTCCTTCCACTAGCCCTCACTCGTTCATTGACCGTTACTGCAGTCACCTCAAGATGTCCAAGGAAATGACACGCATGGCCGAGTTCATCGCGCTGCGCATTGAGAAAATCAACCTCATTCCCGAGAACACTCCCCATGCAGTAGCCGCGGGCATTGTATACTTCATTGCGCATGATTTCAAACTTGGCATCTCCAAGCAGGACATAAAGTTTCACAGCGGCATTAGCGAGGTGACGATCAACAAGTGCTACAAGAAGATTGAAGCCGTTAAATTACAGCTGTTGCCCCCAGAAGTGTACGCCGCCTACGCCAAGTAGCGTCCCCCCATTTTTTTTCGTGACTACAGTAATGCCTTTCTTATGTTTAGTGGATCGCACGGATCGTTTGGGATCTGTTTTGATGTGCTACATATCCACTGTCTTAATCGCCAAGAAGCACGGCTACCGCATTCAATTCACAAAGGCAAAAGCCGACTACAAGTACAGCGAATCCCTTTTTGTAGATGCCCTCTTTCATTGGATTGATATCTACAATGAAACCGTCACCCCCCATGACTCGATTCGAATCTACGAAGACGAAGAATTCTTTAAAAAAATGGTTGGCGCTCTTCTTAGTATCCAGTCCGATTTCGTAACGGCGTTCAAAACCATGATGGTACCTGAATTTCTGAACGAACTGGCCCTGCGCCGCAGCTACGTGCTTCCATTTGATCCTACAACCACAATCGCGGTTCACTTGCGGCTGGAAGATAAAGCAAATTGCTTTGTAACGCTAGAAGACCGTACACGCTACTCCAATCATTTTCGACGCATTGTTGACTCTGAAACTCGTAATTTTCCGATGCCTCAATATCAGTCCGAGTGGGCAGGACAATCCGCCATGAAAGATTCCGAAGTTATTGCCATCATCGAGTACGCGCTGCGTATGCATCCAGGGTTCAACGTCGTTGTAGTCACAAACGGAACGCATGAATTGCCGTATACCACTATTTGTAGCGAGGATCCAAGTTTTGATTTGTTTTTATTGACCAAAGCGGCGGTTCTTA